TGTTAACGAAATGGAGATGGGTGGAGATGCGATTATTCGCACCGCTAACCCAGCAGGTGTACGTCGTGTAGACCTTAACATTCCACCTGGAGCATTCACTGAACAAGCGTTGCTTCAGCAGGAACTTAGAACAGGTACACGTTATCCAGAGGGACGTACTGGAAACATTGATGCCAGCATCATCACGGGACAAGGTGTGCAGGCACTTATGGGAGGCTTTGACACGCAGGTCAAGTCTGCTCAGGCTATCTTTGCTTCAGCACTACGAGATGTTATCTCTGTCTGCTTTGAAGTTGATGAGAAGTTTTTTGATTATGAAAAGACTATCCGTGGTGTAGATGCTGGTAGCCCGTACCAGATTACATACAAGCCAGCAAAAGACATTAAAAAAGATTATTCTGCTGATGTTCGCTACGGAATGCTTGCAGGACTTAATCCTGCACAGGGTCTTATCTTTATGCTACAAGCACTTGGTGGCGGTTTAATTTCTACAGATTTGGCTATGCGTGAACTACCCTTTGGTATTAACGTAACGCAGGAACAAGAAAAGATTGAGATTGAAAATATGCGTAAGTCGCTAGTGCAATCTCTACAAGCCTATACACAAGCCATTCCACAAATGGCTGTGCAGGGTGGGGACCCATCTATGGTAATTAAAAAGGTGGCTGATGTAATCAAAGCACGCCAGAAAGGCGTGGCTATTGAAGACGCAGTTGAAGAAGTGTTCGCACCAGAATTACCTCCTGCTGGCGCTCCACAGGTTGAGCAACCGTCCCCTGCTCCCGCTGCGCTGGCAGGAGGCGCTCCTCAACCACCATCACTACAAACTCTTTTATCTAGTCTAAGTTCTGGGGGACAGGGAAGTGCAAGCGCTAGAACTGCCATACGGAGGTAGCAATGCCACCGCGTAAGAAAGTTAATAAGAAGGCTAAGCCGCAACCAAAGCGCAAAAGAACTACAAAAGAACCTGTATTGGTAAAGATTGATTTCTGGGCTATCGCCGCAAAAGAAGTTTATGATGCTTGTGTTCGTGCAGGATTTGATGAAGGTACTGCAATGGCATTTGCTATGGATAGGTCAAGTTATCCTGATTGGATAGTAGACCCTCTAGACCCAATTAAAAATCCGCTAGATGATTTTGAGGAGGATGACGACTAATGGCAGACATTAGAGAAGTAGTTTCTGGTATCGGTAAAGATGCTAAGAGAACTGACTTAAACGTCTCTCAACAACCAATTAAATATATTTCTGGTATGCCATATGGTCAGGGTCAGGCTACTTATAATCAACAGGCTAGTGCACCTATGTACGCTAATCCATTGGCTGAAGTTATGTCTGTAACTCCAATTACTGCAGCAACTGAACGTAAAAATGAAGCGGTTACTACTGGTATTGATATGGGTCCTGGTGCTGGTTCTGAAGTTTTACCACCTATGCCAGTAAAACCAACTATTTCTTTAGCGGATACTTTTAGACAAATTGCAGAGTTTGACCCTAGCGGAGATTCAGAATTAGTTTATAGACGTCTTGTTGACGAAGGATACTAATGGCTTATAAAGTAGATTTTGCAGTAGCAGAAGTTAGTCCTAATATTTATGCTGCTGCCCAAGCCGCTAATCTTGATAAAACTCAAGTAACACAACTTGAGCAATTTAGTCGTACCGTAAAGAAAAATAAAAATCTTCTTGCTATGCCATTAGACCGTGCTCGTAAAGAATATAGCGAGTTGGACCCAAAGGTCCAAGAGATGTTGCGTTTTCTTTATCCAGATTCTGAATATGCTAAACCTGAATCAACTATTGGTGATAAAGCAATAGGTCTTGTTAAAGGTGGATTAAAATTAGCAGCAAGCCCATTAATAGGTTTATTTAAAGTTGCTGGTGGATATAGTAGGGCTATAAATCTTCCTTATTTAGTTGGTCGTCAAGTTGCACAAGGCGAAGATTTATTTAGCACAAATGTTTTAACTGACGCTTGGGATGGACGAAAAGTTTTTGACGAAGGTGCTCTTACTCAGGCTGAACAAGATTTTGGCAAAGACAATGTAGAAATTGCCAAAGGTTTGCTTATGGGCAAGAAACCTGGTGAGATTATTGAATCACAAGGTCAACTTAACCAAAGTTTTTTAGATGCTTTTTCTAAAGCATTTAATAATGATGCAAGTTTTAAACAAGTTATGGATGCTGTTAAATATGCTCAGGTATCTCCTGGTCGTGATATAGCACGTATCTTAAATAAGCCTACAAAAAATACACCTGACTACATTAGCAGTCAAACAAAAAATGTCTCTGGTTTTGTTGACTTTATGTATCAGATTTTAATTGACCCACTTACTTATCTTACTTTTGGCGCATCAAAAGTAGCACCATTTTTGGCACGTAAAGGTTGGGCAGATATTAATCTTGGTGACCGAATGGTTGCTAATATAAAAGAATTTGGCACTACTGGTGTAAAAAATACTTTTGATTCTTCTCCATTATTAAAACAACATTGGGATAATGAAATTGGTCCTATGATTAAAGACCTTTCTAATGCTAAAAGTAAAGAAGAAGAATCTAAAATTATCCGTAGTATCTATGATAGATTTCCAGGTCACGCAAATATGCGTTGGATTAAATTATTAAAAGATAATGAAATTTTTGATTCTGTTTCTGCTGTAAAATATTTTGAAAAAGATGTAGATGCTACCTTAAATCTTATTGCTGGTAGAGTAGAAGGCGTTCAATACTTTAGAACTGCTGTTGTTACGGCTAGAAATCAACGTCGTTTAGATTTTGGGTTTGGACGTTATATTGATAAACAATTAAACCCTTCAATTGCTACACCAGAAGTAAAGAAAAAAGGCGAGTCCGCTTGGGATGTTCTTAATAAACTTGGGTCTGAAGTTGATAATTTTGTTAGCCCACAGATTGCAGAAATACAAAAATTTACTGAAGGTCTTTCTATTAAAGAAAGAATTGGTAGGGCTTTTGCTAAATCGCCTATGGGGCGTTCAATTAAAATTGGTGAAAATGCAATAGATACAGCCGATAATTTTAGAGATACCGCACGGCAAGTTTTACCAAGAGACTTGGCAGATTTTTTAACTATTAAATTTGTTAATGCTGATGCTAATGACCAAGTTGCTGTGTTGCGTAGTCTTTATTATGCAATTATGCAAAAGTATGGTGTAGATGGTCACGCTCGTGGTCGTGAGATTATTGAAAAAGAATTACAGTCGCACTTTGGTTCTGCTAGAGGTGCTGGCGTAGTAGAGGAAATTCAAGTTCCAGGACATTTAAAAAATGTAATTGGTTCTGTAGGTGTTAAAGTTTTGCCAGAAGGTATTTTTTATGAGTCATCTGGTGTTATTCATCCATTCCAAGAGGCTGGCGCTATAGCAAATCTTGACTATATGATGTTAGCCCAACTCGGATATGAGGCTAGAAATAAAACAAATCTTATACAGTCAGCAGTAAAAGGTGCTGGACAGTCTAAATTGTCAACAAACCTTGTTAATGCTTGGACAATTATGACATTATTTCCACGCTTAGGTGTGCGAAGCGCACTTGATGAAGGAACAATGTATCTTCTTACAGCACCAGGACGAGATATTCTTAATGTTTTGCTACCAAAGGCTGTTGCTGCTGGTCGTGCTGCTGGTAAAATTGCTACTGCAATTAGCGGTTCTCGCTCAACAGAAGGTTTTACTGCTGCATTTAGACGTGCTATAGGAGCACCTACTACAGCAGAAACTGTTCCTTTATCTAAGCGTGTTCAAATTAGACAAGATATTGCATATAAAAATGTAATATCTGAAGAAATGGTTTCTAAAGCAGATATTGTTGCTGATGTTGCACAATATGCAGCCCGTACTTTGCCTGATGAAATTTCACCACAACAACTTTCTTATTTAATTCAAGCAAATGTTCACGGTTCTGGCGTAGTTAGTGGTATGACAAACTCTATTGTTGCCAAAGCCAGTGCTAGTGGTACTTATAGAGCAGAATTAACAGAAGAATTTTTAATCCCAAATAACTGGGAAAAGGCTTTGCAAGATGCTGACCTATCTTCAGGGGCAAAAGGTAGATTAGTAAATACTAAAGACCTAGAAAGGTCTCAAGCCTTTGATGGTAAGGCAGTTGCTGGTGTTCATTATGAAAACTTTACTAGATATTTCTATGGAAATAGAAAAGTTGTGCCTGGTGAAATAGAAATAAAAGATGCTAGTGGCGTTGCTATACCAACTAAAATCTATAGAAGATTTACTCCAGTAGATGCTTTCTTTTCTAATAATGCTTTAGAGACGGAAAAAGATTACATTACTGCAAAAGATGCTTTATTAAAATCTCTTGGCATTTATAGGACCAAAAAAGTATCTGTAAGCCAAGGACTTGGTATTACTGTCACTCATAAGGTAGATGACCCAAAGGCTCTTGCTAATGGAATAGGAACACTTAGCCGTACTACGGACCTAAAGCAACGTGGTTTATCGGATATACAAATAGC